TTAAGATGTTATCCCCATTTCAAACGCAAATATTTCTAAAATCCTGACTATTTTTTTATTCAAATTTTTCTTTGAAATACCTTGTAAATCAGCAATTTCATCTTCTGACAATCCTCTGACCCAATGGAGATAAAATAAATCTTTTAAATCATCATCTAGGGTGCCTAACGTGTTTTCTACTGCCTTTTGTTGGTTCTCTAATGATTTTATACGTATATCACTACTAAACTGCGTTACAAGCCATTCTGTACGCCTATTAATTTGATTAGTCTTTGTTACTTGTCTATTGATATCAGTGGGGGCGTGTTCTGTTTCTATCTCTAATTTACGTCTTGCAATTCTTCCAGGGATATGTCGATAATTTGAAAGTATTGAGTCTAACAAAACGATATTAGCTTTTGATAACATTAATCATCCTTTGAGTTTTGTTTTGATTGTTGTTCTGCTTTATGATATGCCTCAGCATATTTTTTGTCATTTAGTAGGCGTTGTTGCTGTTTATTTTCCAAGTATTCCCAATGACTAATAACATTGTAATCATCACGTCTATAATCCCAGCGTCCGCCATTTTGGTCGTCTGTAAAACGTTCACGAAGATACTTAAACCGTACTACAGTATCATATTTTGGACTACCTTTAAAAATACGTTCGTCAAACTCTTCAAACTCTAATGTTTTTTCTTTTTTACTTGGCTGTTCTTGTTTCAGTTGTTCAAACTCTGGTGTAATGCTAGGGTATCCAGCATTCTTAATTGTTGTTAAAAGTTTTTTCAGCGTGTTAATACGTTCATCAATCTGCTGAGAATTCATACCATGATTATATAATTCAAGGTTAAATGTCTGATAACCTTGTTCATTATCATCTGGTAGATAAACAAGTCCTAACCCCGCTACTTTTACTTGCCTCAATACTGCTAAATCCTCAGCATAACGGATATAATCAGGGTCATTTTCAAAAGCATTAGTATTTTTACTTTTTTGTTCACGAACTAATCTATCAATCCCCATATCATCTTTATATACGCTTTGAATTTTTAAGAGTTCATAATCAGAAAAATTGATAGACTCGTCTTTCAACATGTCCTTAACTTGGTTAGCGTCCATCATAGATAATTTCAAATCAAAATCCTGTCGGTTCAAGAGTTCAACTTGTGGATTATCAATAATAGGTTTTGCATTTGTATAGCGTTTTTTAATACCAAACATTTTAGCTTGTGCATTATTAATATTAAAATCTAAGTAACTACTTAGTCTTGATTTTAAAGCTTCTTGAGTCTTAATTGCAAAATCACGGACAACTTGCTTGTCAGTCTGCCATACGGCATATTGTTTTAATTTATTCATTACTTCAATATACTGTTCAATAATAGCTTTGTACTCTTCTGTACGGGTATAATTTAAAGATAACATATTTTTTCTCCTTTGTTAGCAAAAAACAAAAAGCACCTAAACACGTTGAAATGTATTCATTACGTGCCTAGGTGCTTCCTCTTTTTGGCTATTTTATTTTTAATTTGTCTGTAGCAGCCACATTAAACGGCTCTCCGTTCTTATATTCAATAAGAACCGAACCGAATAACGGTCGAACTACTTTATTTATTCTACCATTACTAACAAAATAAATCAAATCATCACTTGGTACTTCAATTGACCTCATAAAATATCTCCTTAAAATAATTTTATTACTCTTCCTCGATTGGCTTTGGTTGATAATGTAATTCATCATCTTCTAACATCATTGAGAAGCTTTCCAAACAATTGAAAACACTAAAAGCGATTGCTTCAAATTCTTCTTTTTTCTCTTCAGGAAGATAGCTCTTATAGTCTTTGGTCTGTAAGAGCGTTGATAGTTCGCATGTTTCTTCTACCCATGCTTTGAGTTCTGTTAGGGGCATTGGTGCTGTTGATTTGTTTGTGTTAGTCATATTAGTTACCTCCTCATACATAACTATGATTGTTAAATATGCATCCATTTCCTCATAAGTGCCATAAGTTGCTTCTTGATATTTAATATCAATCACTTTCTTATCAGCAATAAAAGAATTCACTCTGTTTTCAAGTTCTTCGTTAGTTTCTAGTTTAGTTATTGATAAAACGTCATCATATTTTGATTTAATTTGTTCGCGATTGAATAGCTTAATTTTCATTTTTCTTTATCCTTTCTGATTTTATTACGTTTGTGACATTGTGTGACGTTTCCAAAAAACTCGCAATCCCTTGGGGCTCAAGGCTTTTCGATATGTTGTGACATTATTACATATACAGATAAAATTTTCTTTATATATATTAAGAGCGTATATTGCTTCATTTTATATATATTTTATTTTTAATGTAATAAATGTAAAAAATGTATTAAAGCCTTGGGGCTCTAAGGGTAGCTCGTGTGACGTTTTCTGTTTGTAATGTAACAAGCGTCATATAAATTACTTGCGTTTTGCTTTGTTATTCCAATATCCCCTATCTTGTTTTGATCTTTTGCGTTTCTCTGGTATTTCTCTACCGTTTGAATAGGTCGCAAGACTAGCATAATCTGGTGTATCCTCTTTAGGGTAAAACCCTAAATGCAATTGCCTGCCTGCTGGGATAGTCCTTACACCAGCTTTAAAAAATGTCGGTAAGTATTGCTTGATTTCTCTATGTAATCCGTTAGAACTCTTAGAGGATGGTTGTCTAAAATAATCTTGATACTGTTTCCAACAATACCAGATAAAGTCATTTGGAATAAACTCACTAGCTAAATCCTCTCTGAACGTTTTTTCAACAAAATCTAAAACAGGGTTAATGTCCTTTTGGTGTTCACCTAATAAGGTTTGAGACTGCTTAGGGTTAATATCCTCTAACGGTGTTTCAATAGCTAACTTAACCAAATACTCTAGAACTTTTTTACGATTAATATAATCTTTTTTGATAGCTGGGTTTGGTTTATCTTTAAATTTACTTGAAAATACTAAGATTCTAAACCGTCTGTCAATTGCCGATACATCCCCATTCATACGCGGGAGACCATTAGAAGATTGTACAACGGTCATGTTCAACCTTAACGAGTAAGGCTTTTTCCCTTTGTCCTCAATTGTCATAATGTCACCACTGGCAAGACTAAACATGTCGGAAGTATCTTTGATAATAGCGTCTTTTTGAACGTCATCACCGATAACTAACGATTTCCCAAGTAAAATAGAAGTCGTAAAGCGACTTTTATTTAAGGCTGTAATTTTAAGGCTTGCAACATTCTCTAAACCAACCAAATTTATTAGCAACTGTTGAAAAGTCCCTTTACCTGTTCCGCCCTCACCGTACAACCAAAAAATTTTCTCAAGTGATTGACCTGTAATACTTGCCTTAATAATTTGAATAGCAAGCTGGTATAATTCCTTATCACCGTCAAACAATTCTTTTAACCAATCTGTCACTTTCCAACCGTTTATAGTTGGCTCTTTTGCATAAGGATTGTAGGCGGTTTTGATTTTTCTAGTGACAATAATTTTAGGATTGAAAGGCTCAAACTTGCCTGTTATGTTGTGATAAAGCTGTGTACCAATGGCAGTATACTCACCTTGTATTTTCTTGATTGGGCTTTGGTGTGCGATTTTATAAAGCGTATCAAATGCTTGTTTTTCAGTAGCGTTGGGAAAAATCAACATAATCAAATCTTGCAAAAACTCATTATCTTCAACATAGACACCATTATCAGGTTTGTAGAAGTATAGCGGCGCTTTTTGGTTTTGTGCTTCTGGTTTAATTCTGACAAAGTGAATATATTTTTTTAAGATAATTGCAACAGCAAGAGGTGTGTTTGGAGTTGCTTTTTTACGCGCTTTCTCGGCGTATGCTCTTGCTGTCTTATCCTCTGCATTCTCATGCTCTAACATGTATTCTTGATAAGCACGGTCATAGGCATCACGTTTGATTTTTTCAACCTCATCAAATAATACTTGCCTAATATTCTTGAACGTTGTTAAATGAGTATCCATTACCTCGTCTTTGTCTTGTGACTTTTCACTAGAATCATTAAAATTATTATCTGGTACAATCTCGTCAAGCTGTTCTAAAAAGTCGCTCATTCAGTTCCTCCTTGAAAATCGTATTAATTGTGTTTAGAAAGCAGCTATTAAGGTTATTGCTTTTGGTTAAACTAGCATATAACTGTGTGATTTGCTCGTATGAATAGCCATTTAGATAAAATAACTTAACAAAGGCTATCACATCTTCTTTGCTAGATAGACCGTAAGCTATCCAATGGTACACAACGCCATTAATAGCTAATGGGCTTCCTGCTCTCTGCCTATTTAGGTATTCATATTCTAACTCGTCTAACACGTCCGCTAGCTTATCTTGGACGCTTGCTATCTGATAATCTCTAGTAACCTGCCAACCGTCCGCTAAATAGCTTTCTAGGTCGTCTGTGACGGTTACAGTTACCGTGATACCTTTATAGCTAAATGGCACGATATAAAAGTCTGGGGGTTGGTAGTAGGTCATCATGACATGATTGTCTTTGGCTATGGTTCGTGTTGGATTGTCCTTTAGAAAGCCAAACAAAGGCAAAATCTGCTTATTAATTTGTAAGTTAATGAATTGATACATACTAACACCCCTTTCTCCGTTTCTTTTTCAACTTTTTAATTCTCTTTCGCTCTTTTTGTTGATCCAATGTAGGGCGACGGTCTTTATAATGTTTCTCATTGTGATAATGTCCGCCACCTTGTGCTGGATGTAAATTATATCTACCCATTATCCAACTCCTCTAAAATTTCAATAAGCCGTGGTATTTTTTGTTCAATTACTCGTAAAACTGCTTGACTAGTGTTCAAATTATCATCAATCAAAGCTACAGTTGTTAACGTCTGTAGGTCATTTAGTTCTGGTATAATGTCATCAATCATTTTTCTACTCCTAAAAATATTAAAATGTCATCAATTTTGTAGAATACAGTGCGCGTGCCTTCGATTGGTGGCATGTATCGTTTTAGACCAGCATCTTCCCAACGCTTCACCGTACCATACTTGATATTTAATTCTGTTAGTAGTTCATCTTGTGTTATCAGTCCTAAAATCTTTGGCTTGGGCTTGGTGTAGGACTTTAGAAAACTAGATACCAGCTTCAGCACTTCCATTTTGAGACTTTCTTCACTCTCTCTGCTCAAACTAAACATAATCAAACTCCCTTAATTGTAATAGCATCCTCTAAGTTGAGTATAAGCCCCATACCGTTCTTTAACATGGTTGTCAGGTATTTCTTCCTTAACTTCTTTTGGAGCTTCTACAGGCTTGATTTTAGCTATCTCAATGCCAATTAGGATAAGTAAAACCATGATGACTAACTGCGCCCATATTGGTAAATTAATTTCTTGATAAATCATGTTTTAACCTCTTCTTTCTTGCTTGATACCTGCTATTTTACCCATGAGAAATATTTTTTTATAAACTTCCCCTAAGCTATTTTCTTTCTGTGATTGGCTTAAAATGGTACTGCCATAATAATTTAAATCACATTCTTCTTGTTCGGTTAAATCGCTATTATGAAAGCTACTCTGTAAGAACTCATCATAAAAATTACCGTGAAAGCCTAGCTCTTTAATCCGTCTTAGTTCCATTGTGTTTTACCCCACTTTGCATTTAATGATTTTTACTATACATACCAATTATTCTGTAGTTTTAAGAGTTTCCGCTCTCCGTCTGGACACAAATGCCCGAATTTGTTATAATTCAAGCATAAAAACTTTGCTAAAACCCTTTTAATAATAGCTTGCCTGCTTTATTAATTTTGTTTTAGTTACATTCCCAAAGGCTTAAGTTTGGCGACTACTAAGCCTTTTTTCTTTGCTCTCATACACTTTGTGAGGGCTTTTTCTGTAAATAGTGATTAGTATTTTTAACAAGCCTAGTGATACGGCTTAATTTAATTTGTAGCACTTGTAAATCATCAATACACTGAAGCTCTGATAATTGCTTCTGGATATTGTTGATAAAAGCCTCTTCTCTAGTCCTTAGCTACTAGCGTTACTCTTGCATTATGTAAAGCAATTAAAACATTATTAATCTGATGTAAGCCCTCATGTAATTCTTCTAACGTGCTAGCGCTGTTATATAGGTCTATCATCTTACTTTTAAGATAGCCGAGGTCATCAGTTGGCTGTTGTGGTTGGTGTAATTGCGCTTGACGTTCGCCCATATCATGAAAAGCGTTGATATATTTTGCGGTGAAAATAGCGCCTTTTTGCCCTGTCATTTTGTGTTGGATAAACTCACAACCTTTTTTAGTGATTTGATAACATGGTTGTGTTTTTCCGTTCTGTGCTTTGTAAGTATCTTCTACCCAAAAATCATTAAGGTACAAATCTGTACCCTTTAAAAAGTCGTTATATTGTCTAATATCTCGCATTAAGATTTTATGTTCTTTACCTGCCAATTCAGCCACTAGGCGACTATCAAGATATACTGCTGTTTCATTTTCATTAGTGGTTTGTGCTTGTGTATTCATTTCTTCTTGTTCCTCCCAATATTCTTTATAAAATTTGTTTAGCTTTGCCCTGTTCTGTTCATTGGGGTTATTACGACCTCTGCGCCATTCATAAACAGTTGTAAAATGTACGCCGATTTGTTCGGCTATTTGATACATTGACATACCGTTGCGCGTGAGGTCTAGCAATAGTTTACTGTGGTTTCTCCTCATGGTTTGCCTGCCTTTCGTTTAGTCTTGATAAAATAGTTCATCAATGGTGATATCTGGTTTAATTTCAGCAACCATTGACTTAATCGCTAGTCGCTCTTTGTCATTAAAGGGCGTTTTTTTGGTCTCTTTGTTATTGTAAGATTGCAAAGAGATATTCAGCTTGTCTGCCATTGCTTGCTGTGTTAGCCCAAGCATGACACGATAGCCTTTTAATTTGCTCATGGATTTTCTCCTTTCTAGATGAATAGATTGAAAGAACTCAGAAAAGAAAAAAAGCTAACTCAGAAAGAATTAGCAGATAAAATAAATGTTTCAAAAATAACTGTTTTACGCTGGGAAAATGGAGAACGTCAGATAAAACCAGACAAAGCCCAGCAATTAGCCGACTTCTTCGGCGTATCTGTTGGATATTTGTTGGGGTATAGTGAATATAACAATAGTCAGGAACTTATAAAGAAAATTCATGGTGACAATTCCCCAGATATTGCTTGGAAAATTAGTGGTATAGTCAGTATGTTAGGTGAAAAAACACTTGATAATATCCGCGAAGTGTATGGAGACAGGGCATATCTAGCTTTGATAAATTTAATTGGTGAACTATCTTTCCATGATACTGAATCTGAAACAATTTGTAAGTTCTTAGCATTAGATACCGATTTTAAAGAAATTGTTCAGGAAGTTACCGCTAAATTATTTGATAAGCAAGCGCGATAGTACCTAAATACTAACCTACCTGCTTCACAATGCTCTTATTTCAATTTTCGGCCATTTTTTCCGTCCCTAAAAAACATTAATGGTTTTATAGTCATACGCTCACAAATGCTATAATAGCAACGGTTATCGCTTTTTTTAATAGCTCAAAAATTCATGTTTTTTTTATATTGGGAGGTCATCAATGAAAAACTTAAAACCTGTACTAAAAGAGATTTTTGACTTTACCTATCAATTATTCTTTGCTTTGATTGCCTTAGATATTAGTTTTCAGTTTATCTTAGGTAAAACATTAGCTACCATGACACAAACAATCTGGTCTTGGATATTCGCTATTTCTCTGATTGTCAGTATCATAAGAACTATCTACCAAAAATTCAAGAAGAAAAGCGCGTGAGGTAACTAATACTACTTTCTACTACACTCAAATCTATATAGAATTCACACTCACATTTTCCAACATTTTTTCTGATATGGAGTACCGTTTTGTTACGTCATATACTAGGATTTTCTCGTATTTTCTAGGATTTTAAATCCGAAAACCTCTAACCTGCTATCCCAATTTAGGACTACAGCTATCCCAACAATTCATATAAACCTGAAACCTTTTTAATAATGGCTTGCCTGCTGTAGAAAGGTTTATCATGAATATCAAAGAAGTTATTAAAAAAGACGGTACTAAAGTGTATCGCTCAAATGTTTATTTGGGAGTAGATAGCATTACAGGAAAGAAAGCACGGACAAGCGTAACAGCACGAACTAAGAAAGAATTAAAACAAAAAGCAAAACAGGCGATTACTGCTTTCATAAATAACGGATATACAACTAAAACCAAGACCAACATAAGGACTTATAAAGAGCTTGCTTATCTCTGGTGGGATAGTTGCAAAAACACCGTAAAAATAAATACAAGAAAAGCTGTAGAAGGACAAATTAGGGTTCACTTATTGCCTGCCTTTGGTGATTACAAATTGGAAAAGCTAACAACTCCCATTATTCAGCAACAAGTCAATAAATGGGCAAACGATTACAACAAAGGAAAAAAAGGCTCTTACAAGCATTACAACCAATTACACGCGCTTAATAAACGGATTTTGCAGTATGCTGTTATTATGCAATTGATACCGTTCAACCCTGCGCGTGAGGTGATTGTTCCACGTAAAAAGCAAACAGAAGAGATTAAAATCAAATTCTTAGACAAGCAAGAATTAAAACAGTTTTACGACTACTTGGATACACTAGACAAATCAAAATATTATAATCTATTTGACGTTGTCTTATACAAAACTTTACTTGCTACTGGTTGCCGTATTGGTGAGGTACTAGCTCTTGAATGGTCTGATATTGACTTGGATAATGGCTATATCAGTATTAATAAAACACTAAACCGAGATGATGAGGTAAACTGTCCTAAATCTAAAGCTGGTTACCGTGATATATCCATAGACAAAGCGACAATACTCATGTTGAAACATTACAAGAATCGCCAAACAATCCAAGCATGGCAACATAAACGAACTGAAACAGTTGTATTTTCTACGTTCGTAAATAAATATGCTTCACAGCCAGCATTAAGAAGACGATTAGAACGACACTTAAAAAATGCTGGTGTATCTTACGTGGCTTTTCATGGTCTGCGACACACTCACGCTACTATTATGCTAAATGCTGGTATACAACCAAAAGATTTACAATATAGGTTAGGTCATAGCAATATCAGCATGACACTTAACACGTATGTTCATGTCACAAAAGAAGGTGCTAAAAATTCAGCTAGTTTCTTTGAGTCTGCTATTAATAGTCTGGGGTAGTAAGAAGGGTAACAAATCGCACTAGATAAATCGTAAACCCTTGATATAACAGCGTTTAATTGACCCAAGCACCATTTTGCGATAAAATAAATACAAAATCAGATAGAAATGGACTGACTAACATTATGCCACGTTATGGTAGACCTCCAAGAGGTGGAAACGGTATTTTCACCGCTATTATCGGAGTTATTATTCTTATTGCTTTGCTTGAGAGCCTTTTAGAAATCATTTTACCTATTGTTCTTATTGCAGGGGTTGGATATGGTGTTTATTATTTGGCAACCAAGCAGACACGACTTGAAAAAGTCAATACCGAACAACGTTTACAAGATTTAAAAGATAGTATTAGACTGGCTGACCGCCAAGTTAAACTTTTGGATAATTACCTTGATGAAAAAGATTACACGCAATATGTTGTCGTTGCGCGCCAGCTATTGCCCAAAATCCGCAACATCAAAACTGAAGTCACTGACTTAAAATCTAAAATGGACCTCAAAATCTCTAAACGTATCCTTCAGAAAGCAGAGAGTGTTGAGGAAGATATCTTGTTACAACTGGAAAAATTGGACGTTTCACCAGCAACACCGCAAGCTTCAGGTGAAGAAAAAGAATTGCTTCAATACGCTCCCGAGTTGACCAAGCTTTACAACAACATTCAAAAAGACCACTTAACCATTCTGGAAAAGATTGAAAATGCGGATAACAAAGAAGAATTAACCGCCCTTCACGAAGCAGACATGGAACGTTTTCGAGATATTTTAGAGGGTTATCTCAAAATCAAAAAATCTCCAAAAGATTATTACAATGCCGAGGAACGTTTGGCACAGGCCAAAACAGCTATGGAAAAATTTGACTTGGCATTAGACGAAACATTGAGAAAACTGAACGAAAGTGATTTAAAAGACTTTGATATTAGCCTTCGTATGATGGCTGACGATGACACAAACTTATAA